AATCTCTTTAAGCGAAAGAAGAGTTCCTTAAACTGGATATGATTCTCAGTCTCCAGTTTTGTTACTCGATTCTCTAAGGCTTTCGTCATTAGCTAGGCTTTGTAGGAAAGGTAACAGAAGACATATCTAATGAACCATCGGCTGATAGCTTTGGTGATGCACTTGCTGGCAAGTCACGCAATGATTGTCTATAAGTCTTCCAGTTATCGGCAAGGGTTACATCACTGTTTGCCATCCAATCACACTCAGCTAATAGCCTATCTCTTTCAACTCTAAGCAATCGCATTGGCTCTGCATTGACTAGCTCTGTATTTTTGTCAGATACAGCTTTCCATGTAGTTCCAAAGTCACTAGGCGTTGAGCTTTCAATAGCTGAACCATTGCTATCTGCTCCAGTAACCTTACGAAACATAGCATTGAACTCATCTTCTGTTGTTGGTTCTCCTCTGAGTACCCATTCTTTTATGCCGAGGGCTGATATTGCGTTGGCTATTGTAATTGTCATTGTGCGACCTCCATTATTGTGATTGATGTTGCTTTAGATTCATCTTGCACTCTCACTTCATCTCCTGCAGCCTTCTTAACTTGGAAGGTAAATGTTTTTGCCGTTGTACCCCAACTATCAATCATAACATCAAATGATGTTCCTAATTGTGCAAAATGACCACTGCCACCATAATCATATGACCTAAATCCACCATGTCCGTATGTAGCATGAGCATCCCCAACTACTGCACTCGCAGTCACATCGAATAGTCTACAATACACTTGAGTGTCGTGATTACCATTATTTCCACCACCTATTCCCAATTTACAAAAAAATAAAATCTTACTGTTCGCAAATTTTGGGGTAATAGTAGCTCTAAAATCTGTGTCTATTTCCGTAAAAGAAGTTGAAGTAGTAGTAGAACTGCTTTGACTGTTAGAATTAGTTTGCACTACTTGCAAGCTAGTACCACTAGGCATAGCCACTGTTCCAGCCGTTGTCTTCCCCTGTATTGTATCGACTTTGAGTGTACTCATTGGGCTATCTCCATGAGGGTTATATTACTTTGACTTCCATTTGATTGAACTCTAGCCGTTCCTGAACCTGCTATTCTAGTAAAGTAAACAGAATATGTTTGGGCTGACGTTGTTGAGGGAGCGTCTAATACACTAAAGGGAACATTTACTTGATTGTCTGTTGAAGCTGTATTGTAAGCGGCATATTCTTGAGCATTTGATATTTTGGTATCACTACTAGCAGAACCTCTATGAACAGATATTCTAATTCCAGTATTAACTGCATTCGTCATTACTCCATTCACACTACCCATAACCAATATTCTATTATTCGCAGATTTTGGAGTTATAGATAAAGATAATCCCGTAGATGTAACAGTATCAGCACTAGCGTTTACGGCTGTATCATGCGTCTGATTAACTACTTGTACCACATATCTATTCGTACCTGATGTCTGTCCTTGTAAGGTGTCTACTTTTAATATACTTGCCATATTCTTATCCTATGAAGGTTTTGTTGGGAAGGTGATTGAGGACATATCAACTGGTGGCGAACTAGGAGTTATTTCTTGATTAATAAAGTCTGAACTTGCTGTTGAAGGTAAATCCCTCAATGCTTGTCTGTATGTTTTCCAATCAGCATCATTTGATAAAGTGACATCTCTGCTTTGTGTCCAATCGCTTTCTGCTAAAAGTTTGTCTCTTAGTCTTCTAAGTTTATTCATTGCTATTGACATTATGTTGTCCTCAATCCGTATAGAGCCATGTGTGTTCCAGCTCGTTCTCCAGTTTCACCCATCAGTGTAAAACCAGTATAATACCCATTAATGTTAGAAGTATTATATCTACCAAGACTACTGGCTCGTGTATAAGCACTTGCGTTTGTATCAAACCCAATCATCTCTGACTTTATAACTGGAGCTAAATCTGCCGTTGAATCAAAACGTACTGAAGAAGATTGTCCTTCAACTGTAACATTAGTACAGTTATAAAAATCAATTTCTCCATGCATACCAGCATTAGATGTATTACTTATGTATCTAAATATTTGCCACCTATCGTCACTTGAATTATTGTTTCCAGTGTATGTATTATCATCATTATCCAACATTCTGTGTAAATGCCATCTGTAACTAGAAGCAGTTACTTCAGTCCTTGTTGATGTAAGAAGTCTTATATTTATTGAGTGTCCAGTAGAACCATGATTAGACCCATAAAATCCAATTACAAGTTTGTATGAAAGATAATGCTCTTGAAAAACACCTTCAAAATTTATGTGACCTCCAGTACTAGACCCACTAGCACTAGATAGAGTATTGTTTGAAGCACTACTGTAAGCCTTTATTAGCTCGTAGGCATTATCTTGTTTAGGAATATTAACTACCCCACCACTGTCAATCGTCATTCCAGTAGTATTATTCGTATGCGATATTGTTTCGACTTGTAGCTTGCTCATACTATCACCCACGTTCCAGAAACAGTGACAGTTGCATTTAGTGTAATTGGGCCGGGACTTACAGCATTGTTATTTGCGTCTATGGTTAAGGCATTGTTAATTGTGTTTTCTACTTGGCGAATAACTGGCTCATAGCTAGTGCCATCACCTTGTTTTCCTAAATCATACTCAGACATTAGGTTATCTCCATTATGCTCATGGTAACACTTACCTTATCTGCGACACTACAATCAATTTCTATCTGGTCACCAGTTTCTAAAACAACCTTACCACCAGCTAACATATTCTTGCTCTGTCCTACAGCAATAGGAACATCTTTGGCTAAAAATGTTGTCGTGTTGGTTGCCGTTCGACCACCACCAGATGTTGTTGATACTAATTTTACTGATGCTGTTACTTGTGCAGTATGAACATTGGCTAGCATCAAACCAATAACTACAGTCGTTGTACTCCCAGGTGTAGTATACAAGTCCTCTGGCGTACCAGCAGACGCTGGCATGACATCATGACTAACTACCTTAAATGTATTTGCCATATTATTTCTCCTTTATCCCAACGCTATAGCAAGAGCTGTTGCATCATCTGGTGTTGCGGCTCCGATATCTGTTAAAACCTCAGAAGCACTTCTACCTTCAATACTTGTTCCATCTACTCTTAAAAAATCGTTATCTACAATATTAGCATTTGCAACTAACACATTTGTATTTGATATTCCAGTTGATAATGTTGCTGTTGTCGTTATAGCTGTGCCATTTAATGTCATAGCATCAGCTTCTAATGTACCATCTACATCTACATTTCCAGATATATCAAGACTTGCCGCCACTATTTCACCGCTGACAGTTAATGTAGTAATATTAGGATTAGCACCAGAACCAGCAAGTGAAGCCATATCAGCAATAACAGTACTCGTAGCAAGTAAATTTAAATCTTCAACTATAGCACTTGTCGCTAATAAATTAAGGTCAGCAACAATATCACTTGTAGCAAGAGTGTTTAAGTCGCTAACTACATCTGTGGTCGCTAAAATATTAAGGTCTGCAACGATTGCACTTGTTGCTAGTGTATTCAAATCAGATACAAAGTCTGATGTTATCAATGAAGCAACTCCAGCAACACTAGATACTGCTGATGCTATACCAGCTACAGTAGTCACATTAGCGGATATTCCAGCGACAGTTGTAACATTTGCTTTGATATTTTCAACAGCGGCAACATCACTCGAGATGCCAGCAACAGCTGTAACGTCACTCGCAATACCAGCAACTGTTGTGACGTTAGCTTGAATACCAGCAACAGTCGTAACATTACTTGATATCCCAGCAACTGTCGTAACATTGCTTGATATACCAGCCACAGTAGTTACATTTGCATGTATACCAGCCACAGTAGTTATATTTGCATTTATACCAGCTAAAGTATTTATGTTGGCTGACTGCGTTGCTACAGTCGTTACAGAAGCAATGCTAGGTCCAGCTTCTGGCACACCAGTTGTAGCATTGAACGCAAGAACTGTACCTTTTCTGGTATCTTTAAGAGGCAATGTTGTTGTAACAGCATCATCAGATTCCTGTAATCTTAATCCTCTATCGGCAGTATCATCCACATCAGAATGAATTGCTATGATTCTATCCAGTTCTGTATTCAGAGAAGAAATATTAAAAGCACCAGAAGTAGGAAAGTCAGTAGTTCTCTCGAGAGCTATCGCTCTTATAATCACAACAGTCGAACCACCACTTGCTCCAGTCACACTCATTGTTACTGTCCCAGTTGAGCCATTACCCCCTGATACGGTGTAGTGAGTGGTTATTGTTTTAAGCGTATTATCTACAAAAACTTTTAAATCTGCATCTGCAAAGAACTCAAAGTTTACTGTAAACGATGTCTGTGTCGCACCCTCAGATACAGCATACGATACTCTCGGTGTATTATTTGAAACTGATATTGTCATATTTTAATCCATTCTTCCAGCAATAGCGCGACTCATATCATTTACCTGATCTTTTATAAACCATAACCTAGCTCCAGGCAAATTGGCAAGAAATTCTTTTGTGCCTTCACCATAGTCACCAGTAACAAACTTAGCCGCACCTCTTGCCCAATCTGTTGTTACA